TATTAGGAACACCAGAAAACTTACCTAATCCATCAACAACGATAATATGCATTTCGTCGTTAGCACCACTTCTTGTTGAGGTCCAGTTAGATGTACCTGGAACACCATTAAAGTTTGGTGCATATGCCCAAGAAGCAAATGCTGTTGAGTTTGCTGAACCAAATATAGAAACTACCAGACCGTTTCCAAGTTCTGATGGATAACGAGCAGCAACCACACCGTATTCAGAGTTTGCTGAAAGATCGAGATATGTATTTTCGTAGTGATCTTCATTTCGAATAACGAGACCACGACCTGATGTTGCGTTGTTAGCCTTTGTTGTATCGCAAGCACGAACCAACTGAAGGTTCTGTGCGTATGAAAGGAAGTTTGCTGCGGTGAAGAATGATGTAAATGTGTTTTGGCTTGGTTTTCCGAACCAACGGACAAGGTCTACTTCATTAGAAATTGTCATAATATGATTAACTGGACCCCAATCAAAGTTGCCGGCAAAACCTCCTGCTGTGGTGGATAGTGATGGTACAATGGTCGTAAGATCGATTTCAGACCAAGTCACACCAGGGGAAAGTTGATATGCCATTTTTTACTCCTTTTATAGGTTGGAATGGTGTATAATATCCATTTCAATATATTTAGCATTTTGATGTTTTCCAAAAGTTTACAGTCTTGGATCCCATCTGTCGTCTATAAAGGATAAACCATTCTTATCGGCATTAGACCATAAATCACCATTATCATCTTTTTCCACTATATCATTAAGACCATCGTCAATAAACCCAAAGGGTGTGTGGTCGACGTCCAGAATATCCATTTGTTCTTTTGATAGAACAAAACGAATGTCATTAGAAACCGTCTCTTTAAATAATCTTTGAGAGGTTAACCACCCAAAATGAACCAAGGTCATGGCAAGATCGTCATTACTACCTTCTTCGGCCATAAATGTTTTTTTGGTGGCCGAGAATGATGATAGTTCCATGATAGTATCAGCATCATTTATAATCAGTTTGTCGTTTTCTACAAGTGCCTTCAAGTTAGCACAACCAATCATTTTAGTCTGTGCGGACATTTTAAGACCGAAGGCCAACTTATTCTTACCTGCCGCAAATCCACCAGACACCTGATTTCCTTGCTTACCTTTGGTTTGAAACTTTAAAAGGTTATCATAGTTCAATTCAAAATGAAGAATATCCGCAACCTGTAGACCGATAGAATTGATTTCTACAAGGACAAAAGCATCATTAAAACGTTTTGCTACGGAGTATATAACAGTAGGTAATAACAGAGGTGCTATTTCGTTGTTTCTATATTTAGCAACCTGCTTATATGGGATTTCCGTAACGTCAAAGATAGAGAATGTGGAGTAATCGAGCCCTTGACCTTCTGCCACATCTACGCAAATGACATAGGTTCTTTTTGGTTCTGGTAGTTCATAGACATCCAGATTGTTTTGAGATTCAATAGGAGATTTAAAAGATAAAGTCCTAAGTTTAGCACCGGAGATAAGAGTGTTAGTAGAACCAAGGAACTCACAGTTATGTGATAGTATATCGTTGGTATAATAATAATGTTTTTTACCTACTTCTATAGCATCATAAACATCTGGTGTATCATATCTTGGTGTAATAAAAATGATGGTTTCAAACCCATCTTTTGTTTTTATAACATCACCCGAGTATAGTGCCTTTACATCACAATATCCTAATCGTTTTTCGTAGAAACGATGGTCCGTTGAAACGGAAATGTGTTTACCGCTTTCAAGAAAAACATCAACAACCTTTTTACCAGAAAGTTTTTGAACTCCGTAAAAATCTTCCCATCCGTCAGGAGTTTTTATTTCAAACTTCGTATTCTTTCCAAACATTTTTCCAACTTTTCTTTTCTAACAATCTTCTAATAGCCTATGAACTCACATCCATCATTTCATAAAGTTTTTCCATAGTTATTTTTTGTATTTCACCGGTGTCTTTGTTTCTTATCTCTACGATGGTATCTCCGGCTACACAACCAAACTCTTGGTCGAACTGACGTTGAGATGTGTTTCTGATGGTTTGCTCGGCCCACTTTTGGTCTCTGCCTGGAACTCTGGACCAATGTATTTCAATGTGTTTATAATCTGACCTACCTTCAACAGCATCCATCCATTGCTTATAAAACAGGTTCATACCGTTTGGAGTTGAAACAATAACTACTTTTGATTTTTGTCCAGAAGAAATAGTAGGATATGTAGACATAAAGAACTCTTCAGCGATGTTATTAGGAACGAACGCAAACTCGTCCAAAAATATTAGGTTGAACGAGAAACCGCGAACTGATGATCCGCTTGTAGAATCGGCAAGAACTCTTGAACCATTTGCTAACCAGATAGAACCTTTATTCCACTCCTTGATACCTTGTTTGAGAAACATAGGTAAATACTCAAAGGCTAGTTTGAGTTTACCTAACAACTCACGCGCCGTAGGCGCACGGTTAGCAAGAATAGCAACCACAAAGTTTTCGTTGAATAGAACCTGATGAAGAATGTATGCTACGCTGGTAGTTGATTTACCAACCTGTCGTGGTAGTTTACAGATAGAGAAACGATTGTTATGAAATGTATTAACCATATCCTCTTGAAAGTCCCACATATCAAAAGGTATAAGGCCTTTATCAACATTAATGATTCGGATATATTTTTTGGCAAAATAGACGGGATCATCTACACATTTTTGGTATTCTTCTAACTCTCTTTGTGTAAAAGCGTGCCTATACTGTTCGTTAGGGAGGTTTGGATTTCCGGAATAAGAATAAGGTAATCTAGCCATAATGACGCAACTTATATCCTTTGTGTTGTTTAATGAGACCTCTTAATACCTTATGTAGGTTACTAAAGGATATATTATGATCTATACAAAACTTGTTCATATTGAACACAACTTCTTCACTACCATCAGGATGTGTGATTATCCATTTTTTATAATGCCTAACTTTACCTTTTCTATCTAAACTCATTTTTTGTTTAGTTTCTTCATTGTGTTTCTTACCATAAAAAGGATTTAGTTCTCCGGTCAAGTTTTTCTTTTGATTACTTTGCCATTTCTTAAAATCATCACTATGTTTATAACCTGAAACTCCGTCGCCACCATCAGTCAGGTTTCTCAATATACCTGTTTCGTTATCTTTACGACCATACCAACGAATATAAAACCTCTCTAATGCCAAGGCACCAATCTCCGTAAGATTATCTTCCATAATAACTATATGTGATTGATCTTTAGGAGGTTTTATTTCATAGTGATCTTTATTATAGGCCCTGCGACCTTTACCCTTACCAATATAATAAGGTGATCCGTCTTGCCTAAGGTAGGCATAAATATAGAACATAGCTGATACTCCTGTCCGAGTGTTAGAGTAGGCAGGTTCCCCAACCGTGGCCTACATCTCTATTTATCCTTCTATGGTTTTCTGGTCCTCTTCCTCTTTCTTTTTCTTTATGGCCGACAATAACTCGGCTGCCGATCCAACAAAAACGGCATTTTCCACAGATATATTACCGTCTGTATTTTTCTTTCTCGGATCTGAACCAGGTTCAGGTTGGTTTAAATCCCGAGTCATCTTCTGGAGGTTATATAGGTCTTTGGTCGTATCTCCAACGGTCTTAATTAATGTGGAAACGACCTCGAATCCTCTAGCGGATTCATTCTGTCTGGCAATCTGTGAGATTTCATCAATAGCATCATTACCTTTTTCGATAAGATTACGGAGAACCTTACGAGCAAGGATATAATCTTCCTCTTGGTCTGTTAAACCACTTGGTGGAGGTTCATATGCTACTACCTCCTTCTTTGGTTCAGAAGGTGTTTCATGGTCGATGCCTAAAGCATCTGAAAGGTTTTTATCAAGTCCCATAATATATCACTTCTTTTAATATTTAATACAAGCCAATAGAGCATAGTTTTTTGGACGGGTTTCGGTACCACCAGTTGCCTGAATGTCAGCATATCCTGTCATGGTCTGTAGTCCGGTATCAATCTGTGGATTTACAAGCCAACCAGCACCACCACCATTAGCATTATTACCTGTATTTAGAATGTTATGTTTATGGCCGGCGTCTGTATGTGTATGACTTTTAAAGGCATCTGCTTGATATGAACCAAACGCACGACCACTATCAACACCTTTACCTCCATCATAAGCACGAATGAATGTACCTCTTAGGTCTGGTAAATTAAATGTTGTGCTACCATCTCCAGGCCCGTATGTAGTGGCAATAGCAGCAAATAATGCAGCATAAGTTGTTCTTGAAATTGCAGAACCATCGGCTGAGAGATATCCAGAAGGTACAGATGATGATGCTGTATATATCACTGTACCAGGTGCAGTAGGATTCCATTCAACACCATTGATATAGATAACACCATCTATGATCTCAAATGTGTTTGTGTTTCCTTGGAATTTAACGTCACCTTGTACCTCATGGTTTCCTTGAACCGTAAATGTACCGGTAGCAACACCATTTATAGTATTGATTTTAGTATTTGCTCTATCAAATGCTGAATTGGTATGTGTATAGCAAGAGTTTGTCTTAAAAAATACAGAATTGGTTATTCCATATGAGGAATTGGTAACGTTATATGCTGAATTAGCAACTCTATAAGATGCTGCTGTGTTTACAGAAACACCGTTAGCAAATCGGTAAGCAGATTCGACATTAGCAATTGCTCCTGTAGCAAGAGATATACCGGCATTTGCACCGTCATACGCTTGTCCCGCAAGTTGGAATGCAAGATTGGATTGATCGAATGCCGCAGTAGCATTTGCAATTATAGATAATGCGGTAGGATTAAGTGTATTAGCAAGATTAAATGCTGCATTAGCAACATTAAAAGATGAATTAGTTAAAGTATAAATGGCATTTGTTCTAACGACCGTAGAGTTTGCCATAGCAAAGGCAGCAGCTGAGTTTACTACCGCACCATAGTATAAACTATTAACAGTATTTGCCATGGTGAAAGCGGCATTCATAGCAGTATATTGAGCATTGGAAAAAGCATATGCAGCATTAGCGGTATTAAATGCCATAGAACTTAATGCTAATAGTTGACCATCGGCGGTGTCAACGGTAATAACAAGACTCGCTATGTTTGCTTCATTATTGGCAACATCACTAAAAAGTTCTGTGACGTCCTCGTTAATCTTAATAAACGCCGATCTAAGGGTATCGCCTGTGCCGTCGTTTGCTGTTGTGCCTGTGTTTACTGTGTTCTGTGCCATTTTTCTACTCTGTCTCCGGCCATTCCGTTATATTTATATCATATCCATAATCATCTTCTGGTTCTGCCGTTATTGGGTCTGGTCTAATCTGTATTGATGCTAACTTTAATGGTGATACATTAAATGAAACTATCCGACAAGTACCATTAGTCGATACGGCATGAACATAGTTATTAACTCTAAATTGACCTTGAACCGCACCTAATGTTAATCTATCCAAATCTGAATTATAATCGATAACAACACCATATGCGGTTGCTGTCTTATAACTATCGCCTTGGTATACAAAATCGCTGGACTTAAATATACCATTAGCATTTGCCGTATTTATTTTGGTGATGTATGCGGAACTTAATGTTATATCATTATATACATTTGCGTAAACGGTACGAATAATCTTTGGATAAGAAATCGGGCCATAGTAATACATCTTCATGGTAAAGTTTAGAGTCCAATTAACATATCTTACGGTATCAAAATCACCCTCATATTGTATATCATTTGATACATTATTAAGAATAATCGGAACATCTTTAACAAATCCAAGGTCAGGAATCATATTGGTTGCGACCGTGAAATCTGGATTAAAGAATGGTAAAATCTGTTCTACAATCTGTGTGCCATCATCGATGTTTCGAGCATAGATGTTTAGTGAAAAGGTTATATCGTAAGGAACACCCATATAGCAGGATGAAACGTGTGTAGAGGTGTTTGCTTTCGCAGCCTTTAATAGTGAGTTTTGTTTTCTGGTGGCATCATAAGAAACGCCTGTAATCTCAAAACTCATTCTTGGTAAAACTGTTTGTAATTGACGGAGTAAATCTGGGTCGGAGAAAATACGGGTAATCATTTTCTCTTTTGGAGCATAGATGATAGGCACCAGAAAACGGTTTGTTTCTTTACCGGTTTGGTCGTTCTTTCTAACAATTTTTATATCATCAAATAGTCGTCCAAAAAGGACAACTGCTTTACGGGTTAGTTGATGATAAAAGTGCGGATTGGAAAGTATGGTTATATCCTCCTGGTTTTATAACCTTTGTGGTGATTTCTTTTTCCTTGCGCTACAATACACAAAGCACCACTACTGAGATTATTTTCTCTACAAAATTTACTTAGATTCTTTATTACAAAAATCTCATTATTTGGAGTGGTTATTTCCCAATTATAAGTTCTAAATTCACTTTCTAATCGTTTTCTTCCTATTAAACTATCCGTGGCCTACACTTTATTTAGTAATTTATAATCAAGGGATACCAAACGGATTGGTTTCAGTCAAATCCAAATATGGATCGGATGCGACTTTTAATGGTTCATTATCGATTAAATCATAACTTGAGAAATTGGTTCTATCGTCAAACGAAACCAAGGTGCGAATTGTTGTAGAGGTATTACCAACAACGTTGGCACTTGCTACAAACTGCCCGACGATGTTATTAATTAATACTGTATTACTATTGGCAGTCCAGGACTCAACGGTGCCATAAGCATAAGCACCACTCCATCTATTATTGCTAGATTGATATATAATTTCACCGATAGAATAATTTGTTTCGACCGATCTTGTGGTACCAACAACAAGTTTAACTGTATAACCATTATCGATGGCAACGGCATCAACCTCTTCAACACCTGTATTGATAGGTTCTTGAGATGAACGGAAGGCCTCACATCTCATTTCATATACGTATGGTAATCTTTTACCGATGGAATGGAACATAAGTTCCTGTTCGATGAACTTAATCTCAAACATTTTATGAAGGACAGGAATATATACAAGGTCGCCTTCTTGAGGTCTTTGTCGTATGGAACCTGGTAGTATTTGTCTAAAAGACCTACGTGAAAGGACGAAGTTGGACGTGTCCCTGATCTCTAATCCGAACTTGGAGAAGAAATCACCTTGCCCCTCAAAACCTTCTACATTTGAGAGATAGGCTTCGATAAGGTATGCTTTATTAAAGGCGCTTTTGGAATACTCACCATAAATCATATCACCTTCATCAAAAGATTCCCTAGGAATATAATAGATGTTATGACCCATAATCTGGATGCTCTCAACAATAAGGTCTTCCATTAACAAATGTTCGTTGTTAATTCTTTCTTGTGATGGAAAATTGTTAAAGTATCCGTTGACTGCCATTTTATCCTACAAGGAATCCAGGAGGTGCTTGATATGTATTCTTAATTTCGTCCATGACTTCTTTAACTTCTGCGGTGCCCTCATCAAAGAGTTGCTGGCCGTTCATTGTGATGCCGCCTGGTAGTTGCATACCACCATACTTTTTAAGGTTGGCACCCCATTGCTTCTTAATAAGAGCAGTTCCAAGGGCCTTCAGCATACGGTCGTTCCAGAATAGTGTAAACTGGCTTGGGTCGGTAATAATAGTACCTTCTGTAATAATCCATTCACCTTCTTTTATATCGCTACCCCAATCCCAATCGATATATAAACGTTTGTTAATCTTATTAAATCTTACTGGTGTTTCACCAGAGAACAATAAGTCTAAAGTTCTTAGATGCTGCATGGTTAGAGCATAATTGACATAAGAGGTTGATGAAAGGTCCCAAAGGTCGTTAAGGCGCAACTGGTATCGAAGGTCAAAGAAGGTCATAGCCTGATTGCTACCACCTACAGGGAAAATACGAGTAGCACCATTAACACCGCTACCCAACTGAACGTATCCGTTGGTAATGTCTGTAGAGGTTATTTGATGTTTTAAATAGGATCTTTCGGTGCCATCATAATGGAATTCTTGAAAAAACTGAACGGCTATGGTGATACAATCTTCGGCCTGCACATCATCTACGTTAACCTTGATGACTGGTTCACCAAGTTGACGAAAACATAATGATTTGAACTCTTCTCTGGTCTCGGGTGCTGATTGTGCCATTTACAGTTGCCTCTTATATGCATATACTATATACTATTTAGGTACCACGGAGTTTGTTATGATTAAGATAGGTCTCATTGGTGATCACATTACCGATATTTATATCTATGGAAAAATGACTCGGTTCTCTCCCGAGTCACCTGTTCCCATTTTTGATATAGTCGGTGAAGAAAGTAGGGTCGGAGGGGCCTCAAATGTCAATAATAACCTCATATCTCTAGGTGCTCATGTTGATTACTTTTTTGACAATAAGGATTTCTGTATAAAGAGAAGATTCGTCTGTGATAATCACATACTTTTCCGAGTGGATGATGAAAAAACCAGCACCATTGATATCTCTCAAATTAATTTCCCGGAAGAAACCAAATATGTGATACTTTCGGACTATAATAAAGGTGTTCTTACCGATAGTCAAAAGATCATAGACAAGCTAAAAAGCGAAGGACGGGCCGTTGTTGTTGATCCTAAGAGAAGTTTGGATAATTATAGAGGTGCGGATATTGTCAAATTAAACGAAAAAGAATATGCCCGTTTTAGTGAGTTTGATGGTGACTATCATAAAACTTTAGAGTTCTATGGTATTGGTGCCTTTGTCATAACAAAAGCGGAAAAAGGATTAACAATTGTGACAAAATACAGTGTC